CCAAAGCGACACCCTGTTGGGCAAGTCTATTCAGGTAAAAGACATCTCTGGTGGATCTGCTTCTGGCGGCGCTCTGGTTCGTCCTGATCGTGACCCGACTGTCTATCGCTCCATCGGCGGTATGCGTCAGCTTCGGATTGCTGATCTGATCCCGGCCATTCCCACCAGCTCAAACGCTGTTGAGATCATGCGCCTTTCAGACGCAGGCGCAGCCGCGGCCCCTCAGGGTTCCTCTGCTGGTGTTGGCGCTGGCGAATTGGCCACCAAGACAAGCGCAGACCTGACTTGGGAGCTGGTCACTGTAAGCATCCCGACTATCGCTGTACACACCCGTGCATCCCGTCAGGTTTTGTCTGACGCACCGATGCTTCAGGGTATCGTAGATGGCGAGCTGACTTACAAGCTGCAACTCGAAAGCGACAACCAACTGCTGAACGGCGACGGCACTGGCCAGAACCTGACCGGCATCATGGTTGACTCAAGCATCAACGACGTAGGCGAGCTGCCTGTTGGAACTGCTGCTGACGACGTACCTGCTGCGATGATTGACCATATCCGGGCCGCTGTCACTGAGTGTCAGAAGTCTGAGTATTACAACATCAACGGCCTGGTACTGAACCCGGTTGATTGGCAGACTCTGGAAACTGCCAAAGCGACTGACGGTCACTACCTGCTGGTAGCGTTCGCAGCCACCGCTGGCGAGACTCCGACTGTATGGCGCATTCCGGTCATCGTGACCAACGCTATTACAGAGAACGAGTTCCTGCTGGGCGACTGGACTCTGGGTGCACAGCGTTATGTTCGCGAGGGTGTGAGCATTCGCACTTCTGAGCATCACGACGTGAACTTTACCCAGAACGCAGTGCAGATCCTGGCCGAGCAGCGTTACGGCCTTGGCATCTCTCGTCCGAAGGCTTACTGCAAAGGCGCGTTTACCGTTGCAGTATCCTAATAGGATAGAGAAGGTCAAAGTTGACCTGATTAAGCCCCTCGCTTGAGGGGCTTTTTTATGGCTTGGTTCAAACACTGTTTCGCTGTTATACTCAACAAAGAAACGGAGGCATATATGCAATACCGATTTAAAGTGACGACACAAAACGAGCGCCGGGGCCAAGTCTACGACCTGAACCCATTGGCCGTTCGCACGAAACAATTACTTGACCGAGGCTTAATTGAGGCGGTCGAGCCTCCTGCCGAGAAGCGGGAAACCAAGGTGATCGAACCCACCGAAACAAAGAAGCCACGTAAGCGCCGGAAGAAGGTAAACCACGATGAGTCAGTTTCTAAACCGGACAGCAGGACAAGCGAAGACAACTGATCCGCTGGTTTCCCCTGTAACTGCACAGGAGGTTCAGGACTGGCTGGTATTGCCTGGAGCTGACCCAACCATCCCGGCTTTGCTAAAGTCTGCCACAGGCGCTGTGATTCGCTTTCTTGGGTATGACTTGTTGGCCCGTGATTGGACGCTGACACATTGGGACTGGCCGACCATCGGAACCAGCACAAGCCCGAGCCTGTCAGGACAAAACGGCGAGCTGCAAAAAGAAATAAAATTGCCGTACGCCAACCTGTTATCCATTAGCAGCGTGTCGCTGTTTGGGCAGACAACCACCGACTTTATCACGCGGATTGAAAGCATCGTATTTGACCCGTACTACGTTCACTCTATTTACACAGGGCAGAACGAAGATCCGGCCATCGTCGCCCAATACCGTGCAGGGTATGGGGAAACCGCCGACGATATACCGGAAGACGTAAAGCAGGCAATCTTGCAACTGGCGGCGTTTAACTTCGAGCACCGTGGAAGCTGTGACGCAACTCAGGCTTTGATGAAGTCAGGTGCGCGTGAGATGCTTCAGCCATACGTGGCACCTGAAAACGTGGTGATCTACTAATGACGAACCCGCTCCCGTATGCACATTCGACACGCCGTAACCTTGAGTACGGTCGAGTTCGAGTTGACCCAGGCAACACTGCGTTTTGGGAAGGCAAAGAGTTTAGGATCAGCAGGGAGTTTGTGGTTGGTGCGACGCCTTTGGTTTTCAAGTTCGATGCTCCGGTGGATTTTATCTTGCAGAGTCAATCCTTAACCTGTGACATTGGCAACATTAGATTTCGCGCATATCGTGCGGCTCAAGGTGTAGAGAGTGGGACGTTTGATATTATCGAGCCTATTTATCGGCAAAATGGTATCGCAGGCACCAAGGGGCTTGATTCGATTGTAGCCTTAACCACGGGTGGCACGTTTATCCCGAATGAAGGCGAGGTGGCAACAGAAACTATCCGGCTGCGAGTATCTAACTCTACCTCTGGGCAAACTTCTGTATCTGGCACGCTTGGCGATGAGCGCGGATTGCCTTCTGGCGTTTATTATTTGGAGCTGGCAAGGATAGATGGCAACGACACAGCCACCGGCGTGTTTGATCTCAAGTGGGAGGAGCGAAGACCGGATGAGTAAATGCTGCCAGTACATGCCGGGTATGTTGCGTGAGCCTATTGAGGTACAGGAGCAAGTCGAGACCAGTATCGGCGGCGGTGCGACTGACATCACATGGCAGACCAAGTTCACCACACAGGCGCACATGAAGCCGCTGTCAGGCAACGAACGGCTATACGCTGAACGTCTGGACGCCACAACGCGCAACCGTCTTGTAATGCGTTACAGGGCCGACTTGGTAGAAAGTGATCGGGTGGTGATTCGCGGCAGGCAATTCCAGATCCGGTTTATTAATAATGTCGAGTACCGCAACCGCTGGCTTGAGGTTGATCTTGACGGAGGCCAAGCCACATGAGCGCCACCATCCGTGTTGAAGGGCTGGACGAAACCCTCAAAGCCTTTGAAAAGTTTGGCAGTGCTGGAGACCGCGAGGTCAAGAAAGCCACACGCGCCAGCCTTGAGCGTGTACGTGGCACGGCTATCAAGAGCATTCAGCAGGGGCCAAAGAGCGGCATCATCTACGAACGTTCGCCAGGCCAGAACCTGTCGCAGACGCACCAAGCATCGGCCAAAGGCCAAGCGCCTGCAACCGATACGGGTACATTGGTTAACAGCATTAAGGTCACACAGACAAGCTCACACAGCGGCGAAGTGGGCAGCGGTTTACAGTACGCATTCTGGCTTGAGTATGGCACCATCAACATGGACGAACGCCCTTGGCTGCGACCTGCACTAAAAAAGAATCAGCAGTGGATTGTTGACCGTTACGCCAAGGCACTAGAAACAGCAACGAGGGCGTATTATGGCCGGTAGTTATTCATTGCAGCTTGCGGTGTACGACAAGCTAGACGCAGACGCCACGTTATCCGGCTTGGTTGTTGGCATTTACGACAACCCCTCACAGGTTGACAACCCGGAAGACGACAGCCAGTTCCCGTTTCTAACTATATCCACAGGCAACATCCAGCCGTGGGATACAAACCGGGATAAAGGTGCCGATGCCCAGGTGGAAATCCACACATGGTCACGGGCACGACATGCATTAGAAGGCAAACAGATTATGGATGCTGTGTACAACGTGCTTCACCGTGGTACACTTGACATCACAGGTTGGAGCTTTGTTGGAATGGATATGACAGACCAGCAAAACCCACAACGAGACCCTGACGGAATCACCCGTCATGGGGTGCAAACTTTCAGGGTAGTATACGAGGAGATTTAAAATGGCTGCTGAATACGGTCGCAAAGTAACATTTACATGGGACACTGCCCCTATCGCAGGTGTTCGCGAGAAGTCGCTCAGTGTAAACGGTGAGCCGGTCAACGTGACCAGCGATGAAGATGACGGCGTTCAAGTTCTGTTGTCAGAAGACGCAGAGAAAAGCGTGCAGATCGAGCTGTCTGGCGTCACTAAAGATGCAATTCTGCGTCAGGCTAAACTTGACGGCGGTGCCTCGCTTCAGGCCGACGTGTCTTTGACTTACGATGACGGTGGCGAGATTTCTGGCACTTTTCAGCTTGGCCCCTATAGTGAAGGCCAGCCGTATAACGAGGCTGTCACCTTTACCGCTACACTGATGAGCACTGGCCCGGTTACTTACACTCCGCCCGCATAAGGTAGACCATGAGTCAACTTGAACCCGTAACGCTTCATTACAAAGACAAGGAATACAAGGTCGAGAAAGAAGATAGCATCTGGGGTCTGATTGAGGCCATTGAAGACGTTATCACCTTTCTCGAGCTTGGTCCTGCATTTCAGACGCAGAAGTTTCCGGCGGCCAAAATCTTCAGGGCTTATGCAACGGCATTGAA